CTAAAATGCAATCGCTTATTCAAACGTATAATTATTATCTACAGATGATAAGAGATGTAACGGGGTTAAACGAAGCTGCTGACGCTTCTAAACCCGATAAATATTCCTTAGTAGGAGTTCAAAAACTCGCAGCTGCGAATTCAAACACAGCCACAAGACATATTTTACAAGCTGGATTGTTTTTAACTTCAGAAGTGGCTGAAGCAATATCTCTTAGGATTTCTGATATTATAGAGTATTCTCCAACAAAAGACGCTTTTGTACAACAAATTGGAGCGCATAATGTCGCTACGTTAAAAGAAATGTCACAACTTCATTTGTATGATTTCGGCATATTTATCGAATTAGCTCCAGACGAAGAAGAAAAACAATTATTAGAAAACAATATACAAGCCGCTATAGCACAACAAGGTATAGATCTAGAAGATGCTATTGATCTTAGAGAAATTAAAAATGTTAAACTTGCTAATCAACTTTTAAAGTTACGTAGAAAGAAAAAATTAGAAAGAGATCAAGAGATGCAACAAGAAAACATTAAGGCACAGACTATGGCTAATGTTGAAGCACAAAATGCTGCTGCTCAAATGGAGATGCAAAAGAAACAATCTGAGTCTCAGTCAATGCAGCAGTTAGAGCAAATTAAAGCTCAATATGAATCAGAGAGAATGTTACAAGAAACAGAGCTTAAAAAGCAAATTATGGATCATGAATTTGAGATTCAAATAAGATTAGCGAAGTTACAGGCTGATGCTATGAAAGCAAAAGAAGATGGTAAAGAAGATCGTAAAGACGAAAGAACAAAAATTCAAGCAACTCAACAAAGTGAACTAATCGATCAAAGAAAAAACTCTTCGCCACCTAAAAACTTTCAAGAAGAAGAAGAACTACCAATAGATCCAATGGCCGCTGTAGGATTAGGCTAGGTGTACAACAAAAATTATTAACTATTATTATATTATATTATGGCAAAAAAGAAAAAAGAAGAAGTAGTAGAGGTGACTACTGAAGAACCGAAAGTACTAGAAATAACTTCGGAAGACAAGATCAAAATTAAAAAACCTAAAAAAAAGAAATTTGAAAGTAACGATGAGATAACTAAAGTTGATCTTAGTAAACCAATAGAAACAGCAGAAGAAGTAACTAAAGTTGATCTATCACAATCTAAAGAAGATACACAAGACACACAAGAAACCACCCCTGTATTAGAAGAAATTACAGAAGACATCGTAAAACTACAACCTGAAGAACCAAAATTACCAGAAAGCGTAGATAAACTTGTTAATTTCATGAAAGATACTGGTGGCGATATAAATGATTATATAAGATTAAACCAAGATTATAACGAATGGGATAGTGACGATTTAGTTAGAGCTTATTATCGAGACACAAAACCTCATTTAGATGAAGACGAAATAACATTCATGATGGATGATAATTTCAAATGGGAAGAAGGTTATAATGATGATAAAGAAATAAAAAGAAAAAAATTAGCTTTGAAGGAGCAAGTTGCTCAAGCAAAGCAACACTTGGAAAGTGTAAAATCCAAATATTACGAAGATATTAAGATGGGTTCTAAGCTCAGTGAAGAGCAACAAGAAGCATTGAAATTCTTCAACGAATCGAAGGAAAGGCAAGAGATTCACTCGCAAGCACAGGAAGCGTTTATACACAAAACCGAAGAGGTTTTTAACGACGAATTCAAAGGTTTTGAATACAAAGTTGGAGACAAGAGGTATAGGTATAACGTCAACGACGCTAGTAACGTAAAAGATACTCAAAGCGACATTAATAATTTTGTGAGAAAGTTTCTCAACGAAGACAACGTAATGGAAAACGCTAAGGGTTATCATAAAGGTTTATTTACAGCGATGAACTCAGATGCAATTGCTAATCACTTTTACGAACAGGGTAAGGCAGATGCTTTGAAAGATAGCATCTCTAAATCTAAAAATATCAATATGGACCCACGCCAGTCACACGGTTCGGAGGTTCAATCTGGTATTAAAGTAAGAGTTTTAGGTGATACAGGTGATTCTAACACGGCTACATTTAAAATGAAAAAAAGAAAATAATTAAAAATTAAAATACAAAATTATGGCAGTTACAGGAGTAACGGCAGGGTCTTTAACGCCCGCGCCACGAAAACAAACGCTCATATCCGCATATATTGACTTTGCTACGGCAGGTTCAAGCGATGGATGGGCACAACAATATTTACCAGACCTTATGGAAAAAGAGGCTGAGATTTTTGGAAACAGAACTATCTCAGGTTTTTTATCACAAGTAGGGGCTGAAGAGTCTATGACGGCTGACCAAGTAGTTTGGTCTGAGCAAGGTAGATTACACTTATCTTATAAGAATTGTACATCAGTAACAGCTACTGGTGTTATTACTATAGGAGATGAAATGGATGGTACTGCGTCAGCAAGTACTCATGCTATTAGAGCTGGGGACATGGTATTAGTTACTGATACTAGCGCAACAGTTCAATGTTTTGTTACAGTTGCTGTACCAGGTTCTGATACAATTACTGTAAAACCTTACAAATTTGCTGCTCTAGCTGCTGCTGGTATTGCAGATGGTTCAGATAAAAGCGTTATGGTTTATGGTTCTGAGTATGTGAAGGGATCAGTAGGAAGAGTTGGAGCTAATGCACCTACTTTCCAATCTTACACTAACAAACCAATCATATTAAAAGACAAGTATGAGATCTCTGGATCTGACGCTTCTCAAATTGGTTGGGTTGAAGTTTCTGGTGAAGATGGACAAAGTGGATATCTTTGGTATTTAAAAGCTGAAGGTGACACGAGAGCTCGTTTCACTGATTACTTAGAGATGGCAATGATTGAATCAGTAAAAATGACTGACACAGTAACTTCTGCGATTACAGGAGCTGCTGGTGCAATCACTGGTACTGAAGGTTTATTTGCTGCTATCGAAACAAGAGGTAACCAATCTTCTGGTGTTACTGGTGTTAATGCTGCAACTGATTTAGCTGAATTTGATGCTATCTTAGCTGAGTTTGACAAAAACGGCGCTATTGAAGAAAACATGATGTTTGTAAATAGAGCAACTGCTCTTGCGATGGATGACATGCTAGCTTCTATGAATTCTTACGGTGCTGGTGGTACTTCTTATGGAGTATTCGACAACGAAGAAGATATGGCTTTAAATTTAGGTTTCTCTGGTTTCAGAAGAGGTTCTTATGACTTCTATAAATCTGACTGGAAATATCTAAACGACGTAGCTACTAGAGGGGGTTTAACTGACACTGTTAACGCTATCAGAGGGGTTATGATACCAGCTGGTGTTTCTTCTGTATATGACCAACAATTAGGAAAGAACCTTAAACGTCCTTTCTTACACGTTAGATACAGAGCTTCTCAAACTGATGATAGAAAGCTAAAAACATGGACTACTGGTTCTGTTGGTGCTACTACATCTGATTTAGACGCAATGGAAGTACATTACTTATCTGAAAGATGTTTAGTTGTACAAGGTGCTAACAACTTTATGTTGATGAACTAAGCACAATTATTTTAAAAGACCGGGGCTTCGGCCTCGGCCTTTTATTTTTATTAATTTTATTATATATTATATTATGGCAAAAAAACAAGAAACAAAAAAAGAAATTGTAACCGAAGAGGTTACTCAGGTTGTAGAACAACAAAAAGTTAAAACACCGGTTGTGGAAAAACCAAAATCAAAAGAAAACAGTTGGGAAATAAAAGATAGAGTTTATGCATTAAAACAAGGTAGATCACCTCTTAGTTACTCAATTCGAACAAATAACATTCATTATTTTGATGAGGAGCTTGGTTATGAAAGAGAACTTAAGCACACATCTAATCAGCGAACTTGCTTTGTTGATGAAATGAAAGGAGATCAAAGATTAGAGCATATTATTTTTAGAAATGGAGTTTTAGCTGTTCCAAAAAATAAAGTAACGCTTCAAAAGCTTTTGTCTTTATATCACCCTATGAGAAATAGATTGTTTGAAGAAGTAAACGAAGAAAAGAAAGCGGATAATCAATTAGATTGGTTACAATTTGAAATAGCAGCGTTAAACGCGGCTCAAAACCTAGACATTGATATAGCTGAGGCTGTTATGCGTGTAGAGATTGGATCTAAGGTGGCAAAGATGAGTTCTAGTGAACTTAAAAGAGATTTATTATTGTTTGCTAAGAAGAAACCTAAATTGTTCTTAAGTTTAATTGCAGATGATAATATCCAGCTTAGAAACATGGCTGTTAAAGCTTGTGAGGCTAGTATTATAAGTCTCTCTCAAGATCAAAGAAACTTCTCAT